AGGGCCTCGTCTTCCATCCTCGCCAGGAGGACGGCTTGGGCGTAGGCGTCCCGCTCGACGTAGCCCACAGGGCGGGCTCCGAGGACGCGCTCGAGGGCGAGGTCCAGGCCCCCGATTCCCGAGCACACCGAGAGGAGAGTCGGTCGGGGATGAGAATGCTCACTCACCGCCCTCCCCCTCCCGGTGCTCGGGGATAGCCGCCAGGGCGGCCAGGAAGCGCATCATGCCGCCTCACCTTCCTCGCCGCAGGCGGGGCACTCCGGGTCCTCGTGCTCGAGCACCTCGCCGAAGTCGTCCACCTCGTAGACCTCCACCGCGAAGCCCAGGTCGCAGCCCTGGCAGTAGAAGTCCACCGAGTCCGGCACTGAGTCAGGGTGCACACGTCCGGCCATGTAGCCGGGCATGGGGTCCGAAAGGCTCCAGCTCATCGCTCGCCCTCCCCGAGGCACCAGGCGAGGCACCGCGCTATTGCCCAGCAGAGGAGCATCATCGCCAGCCAGCCGAGGGCGCTCACGGGGTCACCTCCTCGCCCCTGGCGGCCTCGCGCAGCTCGTCGATCCGCCGCTGGGCAATCCGCAGGTCAGTCTCGAGGTTGGCGATCCTCGCGGCCTGCGGGTCACCCATCTCCACCTCGAATGAGGGGAGTAGGCAAGATCGCATCCCGCGGAGTGAGACTAGGGCAACGTCGGGGTTGCCCCTCTCGCACCACTGGATGGCGTCAAACAAATCGGACAGGAGCCGCTTGGTTTCCCATTCGGCGAGTCGTGCAGTCGTCTTGGTTTCCATTTTCGTTCTCCTAAGTCGTTTCGTTTCGGTTTCCCCCGAGGGGGGACACCTGTTATATCGGCCATCGGCGCCCAAGCGCAGGAAAATCCCGGGAAGTTCCTAGCGCCACCGGGGGGCGTCCGCCATACTCCCGACATGGCAAGGCAGCACCACACCGTCCCCCGCGAGGACCGCGCCGAGGGGTGGGACCCCAAGGCGTACTCCGATGCGCGGATCAGGGCGGGCATGACCTGGCAACGGTTGGTCGAGGCCCTCCGCAACGCGGGAGTCGAGGTCAGCATGTCCACCGTCCACCGCTACTCCACCCCCGGACAGAGCCCCCCCGCGTGGCTCGTCTCTCCCCTGGCGCGGGCCCTCAAGGTCCGCAAGCGAGACCTCCTGGTATGAACCTCGAGCGCGACGATGCCGTCAACTGGTCCACCCTCAAGCACATCGACACCAGCCCGAAGCACTACCTGCACATCCTCGCCAACCCGAGGGAGGACAGTGACGCGCTCCTCCGCGGGCGAGTCGTCCACGCCCTCAACTACGAGCCCGACGAGTTCGACCAGCGGTACGTCGTCGAGCCCCGGTTCCACGGGGGCATGAAGGACGAAACCGCGATTGCCAAGGGCTACGCCGGCGGCAAAGAAGCCAAAGCCGCCTGGGCAGCGAATAAGCCCCCCGGCGCCGAAATCGTCTCCGCGGAGATCTACGCCGACTGCGTCGGGATGCGGGATGCGCTCCAGGCCGACCCCGAAGCTGGCCCGATGTTCGTCGGCGGGTTCGCCGAGCAGCTCCTCACCTGGGTCGATGAAGAGACCGGCATCGAGTGCCGTGGCCGCATCGACCACCTGAACGGCAGGCTCTCCGATCTAAAATCCACCCGCGTCACCGGGATCCGGCAGTTCCACGCCGAGATCGCCCGCCGGCTGTACCACGGACAGATCGCCTACTACTACGACGGCGTCCTGGCGAACGGAATCGAAATGGAGCACAGCCCCGTGCTCATCACCGTCGAGAATGCCGCGCCCTACGATGTCACGGTCCACCACATCACGCCGGCGGTGCTCCGCGCAGGACGCGACCTATATCGCAACTGCCTGCGACGACTCGCAGAGTGCCGCAAGACTGGCGAGTGGCCCGGTGTCTCGGGCGGCGCACCTGTCGACGTCGAACTCCCCGACTGGGCCGCGGGCCCCAAGGCCGAGGAAATCACGATCGGAGGCGTGCCGATCTTCTGACGAACACCGACCCGGCGGATCCCGGGAACTAAACTGCTACCCCTGAACCAATGGACTACCGACTACTTTTTCCCTCGCTCTACCTGGGCGCCCACGACCTCCAAGGCAAGGACGTCACCTTGACCATCCGCCGCGTCGTCGTCGAGGAGCTCAAGACCGAGCGCGGAAGCGAGAAGAAACCCATCTGCTACTTTGAAGAAACCAGAGCCAAAGCCGAGAAGACCGGCGACAAGGAGAAACGTATCGTGCTGAACAAGACGAACGCCACCAGCATCGCAGCACTCCACGGGAACGAAATCGACGAATGGGGCGGGAAGAAGGTCACGTTCTACCCCACCCAGGCCCAAGCCTTCGGCAAGATCGTGGACTGCATCCGCGTGCGCGAGGAGGTGCCGGCCTAATGGTACAGATCGACATGACCCGACCGGACCGAGACCTCACCCCCGGAGTCGATCTCTGGAAGATCATCAAGTGCGAGCCCGTGCAGTCCCGCGCAGGCGATCCGATGCTCAAGGTCAAGTTCGCCCGCGTTTCGGATCCCCAGGAGCACATCTACGACAACATCATGCTCGCAGGCGGAGGCTGGGGGATCGGCAAACAGAAGCTCGGTGCCCTGCTCGAGGCCAATTTCAAGGGCGACCTCGACCCCCTCGACCTCGTAGGTAAGCGCCTGTGGCTCTACACGGTCGTCGATACATACAAGGGGAAGGACAACCTCAAGGTCGGCATCGAAGAACTCAGGCACGCCGGATATCAGCGCGCTGACGACCCGCCTCCGGGGAAGGATGCCCCCGGGCCGGAGGTGGTGCTCGACGAGGACTCGGCGCCCTTCTGAGCCCGAGCTGATGAACCTCCGGCCATACCAAGCGAGAGCCGTTCGTGATACGCGGGCGGCTCTCGCCGCCTCTCGGGCCGTCGTGCTCTGTATGCAGGTCGGCGCTGGCAAGACCGTCGTGGCCTGCGAGATGATCCGCCTCGCCCTCGAGCGTGGACGGCGGTGCCTCTTTCTCGTCCATCGGGTCGAGCTCGTAGAGCAGGCCGTCGACCGCCTGGCCCGGTTCGGGATCACCGCTGGCATCATCAAGGCCGGTTACGAGCCGGACCCGGGGCTCCCCGTCCAGGTGGCCTGCATCCCCACGCTGATCCGCCGTGAGTTCCCCCCCGCTGAGGTCGTCATCTTCGACGAGTGCCATCACGCCATCTCGGCGTCCTGGTGCCGTGTCGCGAGCCACTATCGCGAGCGGGCCGCATGGATCGTCGGGATTACCGCTACCCCCGAACGGCTCGACGGCAAGGGCCTGGGGGAAATCTTCGACGACATCATCGAGCCGGTCACCACTAAGGAGCTGATCCAAGGCGGGTTCCTGCTCGAGCCCGAGGTCTATGCTCCCCCGACCGCTGACTTCAAGGACGTCCGTAAACGAGGCGGGGACTACGCTTTGCCCGAATTGGCGCAGCGCATGGAGGGACTGACCGCCTCCATCACCGAATACTGGCACCAGTTCTGTGCTGGCCGACCTACCCTGTGCTTCGCCGTAAACGTCCGGCACTCGAAACAGATACGCGAGGCCCTAACTGCGGCCGGCGCACGCGCCATGCATGTTGATGGAACCTCAACCCAGGATACCCGCGACCTCGCGAACATCGGACTGCGCGAGGGCCTGGTCGACGTCGTGACCCAATGCCAGCTCTGGACCGAAGGCGTTGACATCCCGGAGCTCGAGCGGCTCATCATCGCTCGGCCCACCCTCTCCCTTGGTCTGCATCGGCAGATGGTCGGGCGCGTGATGCGCCCCTCAGAGGGCGGGTCGGCGCTCATTCTCGACCATGCTGGCAACCACCTACGCCATGGGCTGATAACTGACGATGTCGAGTGGTCGCTCGAGGGCCGGATCAAGAAGGGCCGCGAGGCCATAGAGCCGATTGCCCAGTGTTCCGCGTGCTACGCGATCGTCCCCCCCGGCTTGGAGGCTTGCCCCCATTGTGGGGAACCGATGGTGTCATCCGACAGTGAGCGAGACCCCGGAGTGGACAACCCCGGCACGCTCGTCCGGATTGGGCGCGATACGCGGAAGGCGACCAAGGCGGAGAAGTCGCAGTTCTATCTAGGTGTCGTACAGGAAGCCTCGCGGAAGGGATACAAACTCGGCTGGGCTCGCCGGCGCTACAAGGACACGTTCGGCACATGGCCCAAGCTGCGGGCCATCGAGGGCGAGGGCTACGTCTGCACGAACCACGAGCGCGAACACACGCGCCGCGGGGCTCGGTGCGCCCGGTGCTACGCGAAGCTCGATGAGTAGCGAGGCCGCCCTCCAGGCCGAGATCCTCCGGGAGTTCGGCGGACGCCCCGATCTGCGGATCTGGAGGCAGAACACGGGAGCGGCCCGAACCGCGCTGGGCGCGCTCGTCCGCTTCGGAGTGCCGGGGCAGGCGGATATCTCCGGGCTCAGGCTCCCCCACGGACAACGCATCGAAATTGAGGTCAAGTCGCCCAAGGGGCGGCAATCGCAACAGCAACGGAGATACCAGGCGATGATTGAGAACTGCGGCGGGATCTACATCCTAGCGAGGAGCCTCGAGGACGTGAGGGAGGTGCTGGGATGACCGACCCCATCACTGTCGCCTTCGAGCGCGGGCTCGGCCCCTGGCTGTTCCCCCTGCGCGGGAAGATCCCGGTGCAGGATGCGTGGCAATCCCGGCCACCCGTCACCGAGGACGAGGTGCGCGAGTGGATCGACATCGGCCTCAACCTCGGGCTCCGCACCGGAGCCAGGTCAGGCGTCTTTGTCATCGACGACGACCAGGCCAAGGAGAAGCACCTAGTCTCTAACGAGAGCCGGTGGGTCCCTCCGAAAACCGACTTTCAGGTGCTCTCCCCGACCGGGTCTACCCACCATTATTACGCGATGGTCCCCGGGGTCCGCAACTCCGCCTCACGGATCGCCCCCTATGTGGACGTCCGCGGCGAGGGAGGCTACGTTGTCTGGGCGGGCTCAACTCACCCAACCGAGGGCCAGCCCTACCGTCTTGCCGCCGAGGGCCCCCCTGCGGAGTGTCCGCCCCACGTTCTCTCCGCAATCCTCGGCGGCCCTCCCTCTGAGCCCGCCCCCGCGCTCGAGGTCGATATGACCAAGCCAGCCCCGGCTGGCTCCGGGCAGGGCTACGCCCAAACCGCCCTCGTGCGCGAGGTGGCTCGAGTCCGGGCCGCAGCCGAGGGCCGCCGCAACGACACCCTCAACAGGGCGGCCTTCTCCCTGGGCCAGCTCGTCGCAGGCGGGGAGCTGGGGGAGGGCGAGGTATCTGAGGCCCTGGCGGCCGCGGCGGCCGTAGCGGGGCTCTCAGAGCGCGAGGCGCAGAGGACCGTCAGCTCGGGGCTCGTGGCCGGCGGCAAGCACCCCCGATCTGCCCCCAAACGGAGCGAGCAGCTCGAGCGTAGCACGGGCCGGGGCACCACCACGGTCCTCGTCCCCGGCTCCCACATCCTCCCCAGCGGCGAATACGTCGAGCAGGGCACGGATGGCTTCTGCCGGACCGTGCTCTCCTCCCTGCCACCCGGCACGCTATACCGCCGCGTTCACCTGGTCGGCGAGGTCAGGGGCGGGGATTTCCGGGACCTCACACCCGACGCCCTGCGGAGCCTGGTCGATAGTCGGGTCCGCCTCGGCGCCGCCAAGCCCCCCAAGGACGGCGGCGACCCCGTCGTCATGTATCGCCCCTGCTCGAAGGATCACGCCGGGTTGCTCCTGGCCTACGGGCAGGCCCGTGGCGAACTCCGCGAACTGCGACACCTGGCAAACCATCCGGTTTGCACCGGGCCAGAGCTCAAGGTCGCGGAACCCGGCTGGAACGACGCCACCGGGCTGCTCCTGACCGACGATTTCCTCCCCGACCCCCTCGATCTGCCCACCGCCAGGGCCGTTCTCGAGGATCTGGTCTGCGACTTCCCGTTCGCCTCGCCAGCCGACCGGGCCAACTTCTTCGGGCTGCTCCTGACCCCCATCCTGCGGCCCGCAATCAACGAGCCCGTGCCGATGCACCTGATCGGATCACCAGTGGAGAGGTCCGGCAAGACCAAGCTGGCCGAGATCGTCCTCGGATGCTCGGTCCTGGGGCGCCCCACCCCAGCCATGCAGATCGGTGGCACCGAGGACGAGCGCGAGAAACGCATCATGTCGATCCTGCTCTCGGGGGCCTCAGTCGTCCACCTCGACAACCTGGGGGACTTCGTCAACTCGCCCTCCCTCGCCTCCCTCCTCACCGCAAACACCTACCAGGGACGCCTTCTAGGGGCCTCCACAATGGTCGAGGTGCCCAACGGGCTCACCGTCGTAGCCTCGGGCAACAATGTCCGAACCACCGGCGAGGTGGCGAAAAGGTGCGTGCCGATCACCCTGCACCCCGACACCGAAACCCCCGAGGAGCGCGAGGATTTCCGGCACCCTCTCCTGCGGCAGTTCGTGGAGTCAGAGCGGCCCAGGGTCCTCGGGGCGCTCCTCGGGCTCCTCGACGCCTGGAGAGAGGCGGGACGGCCTATGGGCTCGGTCGGATTCGGAGGCTTCGAGCGGTGGGCCGCCGTCATGGGCGGGATCATGCAGGTCGCCGGATACCCCGAGTGGCTGACCAACCTCGCCACGTTCCGCGGCACCACCAACGACTTCGGCACAGAACTCCGCGAGTTCGTGAAGGAGTGGCACGACCGCAGGGGATGCGACTGGGTCCCGGTGGGGGAACTCTTCGACCTGGCCGAGGGTCTCGGACTCTTCGAGCGGCAGCTCAAGAGCAACACAGACCGCGGCAGACGCAACATGTTCGGCCGCTACGTCATGACACCGGCAGAAAACCGCATCGTCGGAGACCTCAAGATACTCGTGACCGGAACCGGAAAACGCAGGCGAGCCAGGCTGGCTCGAACACTCTGATTACAAACACGCCCAATCAGCCCAATCAACGCCCAATCAAATTCCGCTTGATTGGGCGCACCTAAACCCAGAAAACACAACGGATTACACCATTAGGCCCAATGAGCCCAATCATTCATACCCCCCCGGGTATACGCGCACACGCGCGCGCACACGCGAGGGGATAGGCCGATTTGATTGGGCTGATTGGGCGGATCGACGCAAACCCAAGACACAGCCGGACTTGGCTCGCCCAATCACCAGGGAATGATTGGGCGCTTGATTGGGCGGTGATTGGGCCAAAACAACGCAACCACATGAAGAAAAAGAACTTGGAACCGCCCAATCAACGGCGGAACACCTTTCACAAGGGCTACACCAGGTCCACATGGCTCGACAACGACCTCGACCAAAAACTCGACGCGCTCATGGCCGAGTGGAACTGCACTCGAGCCCAGGCCATCCGCAACGCGATCCGTATTGTGGCCGGGATCCACTTGACTTCCCCGCCCACTCCACCACGATGATGCGTGGAACCTCGGGTAACTATGGGCCCGCCCTGCTCTCTCTCTCCTTCGGTGGGGCGGGCCGCCCGGAGGGGCCGGGGCCCCAGAACTCCCAAAAATAGCAGCGCACGTTGCATGGTCGTAACTCCAGAGCAGATCGAGACGTTCATCGAGGTCTACGGGCAAACCCGCCACCAGGGGGCGGCTGGGGCCGCTGCCGGAGTCTCTACAGCGTGGGTGACGCAGCGGAAAAAGAATGATCCCGAGTTCCGGCGGCGCTTAGTCGACGCAGCCAACAGGCTCGACGGGGCGATCATGGCTCGTACGGCAGACGTCGCTCTCAGGGGGGCCCCCCGAGAGACCATCAACCCGCGGACTGGGGAGCCCGTCGTGCTCCGTAGCTACTGCAAGGGCACGACCATCGCCTACCTCGAGCAGTATTGCGGCTGGCATGAGCAGGACAGCTCGGGGCAAGGTCTCGTGAAGCAGGTGGAGCTCGTGGACGAGGGGGAGCCGGTGAGACTCCTAGATGTCATGCGAGCCAAGGCCGCAGACGAGCGCGGCATTCAGATCGAGCCAGTCACAGGAGAGCCAGCCACCACAGGAACCGATACAGGAACCGATGCCGAACCAGATTAGAGGGGTCGCGCTCGTCGCGCTCAACGGGGTCAGAGCGATGGAGCTCCTGGCCGACTTCAACGTCCCTGTCCAACTACGCCGAGTGGACGAGCAGGGCGTCGATCAGGGCGCCCTGTCATTTCGGGACTATGACCCGAACGCGACCCCCGCCGGGAACGGCTATCTGTTCTATGTTTTCGACCGGCCTGGCGGCACACAGCTCGCCCAAGGCGTTGCCCAGCAGCTCGGGCAGAGGGCGAGCGCGGAGCTCGCGATGGGGGCGCAGCCGGCCGATGGAGACACGATCACCATCGACTACCCTGTCAGGGCCGACGAGACCGTCGCAATCACGACACAATCCTATGCGTATGTGTTCAAGGACACGCCGACGGCGGCGCAGCACGTTGCCCGGGGGGGTAGCCTGGCCGCGGCCATCGACAACCTGGTGAAGGCCATCAACGGCAGCTTCGATTATGCCGCCCCCGAGGTGTACTACGGCACCGGCTCCTGCGACGAGCTGGTGGCATACCGAGATGACTCGACCACGATGCAGCTCGAGGCTCGCGATGGCGGCTCCTGGGGAAACGCTGTCGCGGTGACCACGACGGTCGGGAACTGGGTCGGGGCCGCTACGGCGACGTCGACGACTCTGTCCGGTGGCACAGGCAACGCCGGCCTGAATCTGCACGTCGACGCGGCTGATCTGCCCGCGTCACTGATCGAGAGTCCCGACATCCAGCGGCACGCGCACGCCGAGATATTTGGGCTGACGGACACGAACGAGCCGATCAAGCTCGCGACGTGCCCGGTCATGATGCACGCCTCAGCGGTGGTACTCCCCTGATGCCCTCGGACCCGCTCCCGGGCGATGACCTGCCCTACATCTTTGGGCGCACCAGGCTGCACAAGGTCACAGCGGAGAAGCCGGAGCCGGGTGTCGCGACCGCTAACGTCCCGGATCCAGGGGCCGCTCAAGGGCATGTCGGGCAGGAGCCACGCAGCGCGCCGCCGTTCCGGCCCAACATCATTCACATCCTCATGGACGACGCTGGCCGGCTACAGTTCCCGGGCTACGCCGGCGAGAACTCCTGGCCGGAGGACTACCCCTACCCGCCGACCCCCTGGTTTGATAGCAAGGTGGCTGACGGCATCCGGTACACGAAGGCCCGCGTGTCGCCGAGGTGCTCCCCGCACCGCGCCTGCGCCCTCTCAGGACGACGAGCGCATGTCTCGCCGGGGCATCCCCACGGGACCCTCGTGGGCGAGGTGCCTAACTCGGAGTACCTCGACGACGACTACCCCTTCCTCGGCCTGCGAGCCGAGCACCGTCCGCTGCCCGAGGTGGCGGACACGGCTAACTCGGGATACAGGCACGCGTTGTTTGGAAAATACCACCTCTTCCACTACGAGGGGGGGAACGGCGAGCAATACGTCCAGGACTATCTGGCCCCCGTCGACATCGCGGGGTTTGAACTATTCCATGAGACCGTGCTGTCGGGTGCCGGAGGTGGGCCCTATTACGGGTACTACGACTTCCCGATCTGGATCGTCACGAAGGGCTCGCCCTCCACGGCTGTCCGCTCTGAGCACCCTGGGGGCGTGTTCAACGGGACTTACATCTTTGACCAGATCACGAGCTGGCTGGGATCGGTGATCGGGGATGGGGACAAGTTCAATCTCCAGTGGTGGTCGCACATGCCGCACGGGCTCCTGCCGGCCCTGAACCCGGGGATTGGACCAGACCTCGGCAGCGGCGCAGAGGACCTCTACACGGGGAATTTCACGCAGGCCGAGTGCGTGGGCTCGAGCACGGTCCCCGGAGACAACGCGACCAGCCCGGACGGCAAGACCGCAAACGGGGGATATGACGAGGACGGGAACGTCGATGGTCGCGGTCTCTACGGCCCCCAGGGCAAGTGCAACGTGAACTGGCGCCGTCAGTACACCATGATCCAGGTCTTCGACGCCCTCTGTTCCCTCCTCGAGGAGTGGCTGACGACGAACCATCCCGAGGTCGCTAAGAACACGCTCTGGATGGTCGCGTCGGATAACGGGATCACCCAGAGCGACTTCGTCCCCATCGAGGACGACATCTCGCCCATTGACGGCCAGGCGCACTCCTACACGGTGCTGCCGCCGACGGTGGACGATACCGAGGGCGGGGAGCAGTACCACGTTGCCGCGGATGCCAAGGGCTCCGCCCACGACGAGGGGATCCTCACGCCTATGGTCGTGTGGGGGGACATGCTCCCCGAGCGCGTCCGCGGCGCGAAATGCCCAGCTCTGATCGAGTCGACGGATTGGTATCCAACCCTGCTCGACATTATGGCCGGCCCCGTCCCCCCAGGCGACGAGTCGGGTCGGCTGCATTGGAGGGAGGCCATCGGTGCCACGGACCTAGCGAAGGTCGATGGGGTCTCTTTCAAGGACACATTCTTCGACCTCACCGCGGGCACGAGGGAATACGCCTTCGCCCAGGTCTTCGGGCCGGCAGCCGCCCCCGTGGGCGAGGAGACCTGGATCGAGCGGTGCGTGGTAAACCGGTCCGGCTGGAAGCTGCACCGCGAGCTCGACGAGGGCTCCGCCATCGACGCCTGGCATCTTTACGACACCCAGAACGACCCCCGCGAGAAAATCGACCTGTACGCAGCCGCCGTGGCAGGCACGAACGCCGTGGCGGCCGCAAACCTGGCGGACCTCCAGGCCGAATACGACCGGATCATGGCATGACCCCCACCCGCACTAACCGATGACCTCCTCCATCAACCGCTGGTCGCCTCACGGGCTGAAGGCGATTCTCACCGTGCTCGACACGCCGGCTGCGGCGGATTTCGAGGACGGGACCCTCAAGGCCATGATCCTCGGGGACACGAACGACCTGTCCGACGAGTCGGTGTGGAACTCCGTGGCCGTGCTTGACCAGGGCGGGTTCACCCTCGATGAGTACGAGTACAGCAGCACCGTGCGCCGCGAGACCGTCACGATCAACGCGATCAGCCTCTCGAGCGCGGAGGTACAGGTGAGCTTCGACCCTATAGTCTGGACCAGCCTCCTGGGCCCGCCCGACAGCGGAAACGAGCCGCGGCACGTCTTGGTCTATATGGAGAAGGACGGGGCCACCGCAGACGCCACCGGGGTCCTCGACCTCCGCGTCCCGGTGGCGATCTTCGACGCCGAGTTCACCACGGACGGCACGACCTTCACCGCCCTCCAGCCCTCTGGAGGGGCAGTCTACATCAGCACCTAATGGCCGTTTCCGTCACCCTCACCCGAGCGGGAGCTACCGCAACCGCGATCCCCATCGGGGCCATCGCTCCCGGGCACCGGGCCGTTGCCCTCGAGCGAGCTGGTGCCTCCGCGGCCAGTCGCGGCATGGGGGTGAGGCTCGTCCGTCCCCCCGATTGGGCGGCGGAGGCTACGACCTGGGAGTGGGTGTCGCAGATCACGACGGGCAATCGCCTGATAAGTCAACGAGGTACGAGCATGACCCGCATAGTAGCGAACGAGGGCGAGGCCGCCACGATCAGGGGCCGCGTCACTGACCCGAACGGGGACCTGATCTACCAGGCCGACGTGTTGACCATCCTGGTTCAGGTATTCGACACGACCGCGACCGACCGCGGGACCCCGGTGTACCAGGACGATCTGATCGTGTCGAACGTGATGTGGGACGCGCTCCAGGTCGATAAGGGCTGGCGCACGGACAGCGACGGGTACTCGTACCGCTACGAGATCCCCGAAAACGTCTTCAAAGAAGGCGGTCGGGTGTACCGAATCGAGTCGATCTTCACGACCGCGGCCAAGGGCGCGACAACCCTGGTGCATGAGGTCGAGACCAGGCCGCTATGGTCCTCGCGGTCAGTCCTTGGGGTGTGAGATTGCTTGAAAGAGATAACCGCACGGGACAAGTCGAAGTACGTCGCCTATGGGGGCAGCGCGAAGCTGTTTCAGAGTGTGGCGCCCGAGGTGCTCTTCGAGGGGCCAGCGAACTGCGGGAAGACGAGGGGCCTGCTCGAGAAGTGCTATCTGATGCTGACCGAGTTCCCCGGGCTGCGGATGCTCTGGATTCGGAAGACCCGCGCCTCGCTGACCGAGTCGGTGCTGGTGACGTGGGAGGAGCACGTCCTGCCCGAAGGGCATCACTGTATGCACGGGCGGGCGAGCCGCGAGAACCGCAAGAGCTACAAGTTCCGAAACGGGTCGGTGGTGGTCCTGGGGGGGATGGACAAGTCCCGGAAGGTCATGTCCACCGAGTACGATGTGATTTGCTACTTCGAGGCGACGGACGGGGATCTGAGGGACTGGCTGCGGCTCATCACTCGAGCTCGGAACAAGCGGATCCTGCTGGGCCGCGACTCGGAGACGAAGCGGCCGGTGTACTTTCACCAGCTCATCGCGGACGTCAACCCGGCCTCGGAGTACCACTGGCTGAACCAGCGCGCGCTCGAGGGCCACATGGAGCGGATCAAGGCGACCCACGCCGACAATCCACTATTCGACGACGACGACCAGCGCAGGCTCGACTCGCTGACGGGCGCGACCAGGCGCCGGCTGCGCGACGGGGAGTGGTGCTCCGAGGACGGCCAGGTGTGGCCGTGCTGGGACCGCGAGACGATGATGTGTATGCGCGAAGACCTCCTCATCGACCGTCAGCGCCCACACGGGGGATACAAGTGCGAGTGGTATTTCGGGAGCCTAGACTTCGGAATGCGGCACGCCCAGGTCTTCCAGATCTGGGGGGTCCTCGGGAGCACGATCTACCGTGTGGCAGAGATCTACAAGAGGCAGAAGTCGGAGAAGTGGTGGGGCGACAAGATCGCCTGGCAGATGCAGAAGTGGCCCCTGCACACGATTGTCGCGGACGGCGGGGGACTGGGGATCAAGCTGATCGACAACCTGAACGACCGGCTCGGAGCTCGAGGCGGGAACAAGCAGCTCGGTATCGTCCGGCCTGCGCTCAAGGGTGCCGGGTCGCGCCTGCACGGGTTCAAGCAGGTTTACGCGAAGATGGAGCAGGGGCAGATCATCCTCTGCCACGACGCGCTGGAGGAGGGCTCCTGCGAGATCTCGCTCGAGAACCTGCAACCGACCTGTACGGAGCAGGAGATTCCCTCGCTGACCTGGGCGAGGGCGAAAGAGGGGGGCGCGGTCCCCAAGGACGACTCGGATAGCTCGTGTGTCGACGATGGGTGTTTTGCGATGATCTACGCTGTGGACTGGTTCTGGGGCCGTGAGTCGAGCGACCGGCCACCCCAGGATCCGGTTTTGCCCCCCGGGTCAATCGGGGATCTTGTGGGCCACGACCGCTGGCTCGCAGAGGTGCGTCGGAAGGAGCGGTACGGCTGATAAAGAGGGCGTCTGATGACTGACTGGCTGGACTTGGAAAAGTGGGAGCAACGGATCCGAACGGACGAGTACGAGCGGGACCGGCACCTGGAGGCATACGATCAGATGATCCGGTCCTACCACGGGCACGGATACGAGGCTTCGGACGACCCGATCTCTCCGGAGAACTTCTATCACTCCTACGTTACGAACACCGTCCCCGGGCTGGTCGAGCGCAACCCGCGGATGCGGACGCGCTCAAGGCGCCCGGGGTCCGAGGACGTTCTGAGCGTGCCGCTGCGGCATGGCCTGAACCGCTGGTGCAAGGACGAGGATCTCGAGGAGGTGCTCAAGGAGATCGCGACCGGGTTCTGCTTTACTTGGGATGTCGGGATGGTCACGAACGAGCCCGACATGCACCAAGGTAGCGTGGAGGATCGGTCGCTGTTCAAGAACGGCCGGCTCCGGGACAAGCGCGGCAAGTACCGCCCCCGGATGTATGAGATCCACCCGCGGCTCTTCGCGGTTGACAGTCGGGCAACCTCGATGGATCGAACCGAGTACCAGTTCCACCGCTGGTTTGCGTCCGCAGCCGATATTGAGGAAGAGGCGGCCAACCCGGATTCGGACTGGGACCTCGATGAGGTTTCAACCCTGGTGCTCGATGCCGGCAGCACGAGGGATGCCGCGTCGGCGGTTGATCCGCGGCGGGGAAATCAGGTGGATTCGCTGAATGCGGACCAGCTCGAATTCTTGAGCATCTGGGTGCCCGGTCTCGAGACGGACGGCAAGGGCCCCGATGAGGGCTACAACGGCTCGATCCTGACCCTGGCGCGCTCGAACACGGGGAACGAGGCGAACAAGTGGAGGATGCCGAAGCCCCCGCTGCCCTACTTTGGGCCGGAGACGGGGCCCTACGAGGTGTTCGGGGCGTACAAGGTCAATGGCAAGCTGTGGCCGATGGGCCCGCTGTGTGCGAACTACGGCAACATCGAGGCGTTGAACGCGACCACCCGCGGGATCGACATCGCGAACGCCGAGGGCAAGAACGCGCTGCTCTACGATCAGAGCAACATGGAGGCCGCGGAAGCGATCAACAACGCCGACAGCGGGGTCCTGGTAGGGATCCCGAACCTCCAGAGCACGAGCATCTTGCCGGCGACGTTCGGCTTCGCGAGCCCGCAGCAGTACACGGCCCACGCGATGCACAAGGATGTCCTCCAGCGGAATTCAGGGATGAACGATGCCTCGCAGGGCAACGTCACCGGGAAGGGCACCGCGACGGAGAACGCGATCTCGAACGAGACGACGATGCGCCGGAGTGCGGCGCTCTATCACACGTTCTCGAAATCCGTCGTCCGGTGCCTCGAGAAGGTGGCGCACTTTTTCTTCTGGGACGAGGACATCGAGTTCCTGCTCGGAGAGGAGTTCTTCGAGGCCGAGTCCGACCTGGACCTGCCGCCGGGGTCGAAAGCGGTCTTCCGGGGGGGTCAGCAGAAATCGAACCGCTCGGTCTCGCTCCAAGACTACGAGATCGAGATCGAGCCCTACTCGATGGGCCGGACCGACCAGGTGCAGCTCTCGAGCTCCCTGGGGATCTGGACGAACTACCTGATGACCACGGCGCAGATGCGCCAGGCGTTCCCCTGGATCGACTGGCAGGCGATGGACGAGCTCTATGCGATGCAGTTGAACATGCCGGAGTTCGCCCGGATCGTGGACAACCAGGCCGCGATGGCCTCTGAGCCCTTCCTGGAGGGGGGCGAAACGGAGCAGGTTCGATTCCCGCAGGACCAGCTCCCTGCGCCTAAGATCGCCCCCAAAGTCGAGATGAATAGGCCCACGGGGGCGCAGCCGGCCGGGGCACCTCCGCCCCTGGGCCTCGAGGGGCCGCAGGCGCAGGGGGTGGTCTGATGGCTCTTTACCAATTCCGGGACGAAAAGACCGGCGAGGATGTCGAGCTTGATTTTCCGATGGACAAGGCCCCGGAAATTGGTTCCATCATCCGCCGGGGGGGGCGTAAACTGAAGAGGCTGGTGTCCCGGATGAGCCAGCCGAAGGTCATGGGCGACGTATTCAGAAACTTCCAGGTCGATCCCAACTCCCCGGCAGGGAGGGATTGCGACGGCAAGGACGACCGGGGGCACCCCTACTGGACCTCGCGCAAGCGGGCGAACGAGTGGGCCCGGAGGTGGGATGGTGACGGAATCTCAGCGGAGCTTGACGACTGATGGCGGACTTCAACGACCCCAAGGCCGACGTTCCGACCGCACAGGACCCGCTCGAGTACCTTCAGGGCCAAATGGCCCAGGGCGGCGGTGAGGAGAATGCCCCGCTCAACGTCGCTGAGGCGGCCCAGGAGCGCACGGCACCCGAGGCGAAGCCGGAGCCCCAGGCATCGGAGAAGCCCACACAGAAGCCCGCAGAGAAGCCCGCAGAGGAGCCGAGCGGGGACCTGGACAAGGCCCGCGCCGCGATTGAGCGGAAATACAAGGCCCTGGCCCCGACCCTGCTGAAAACGATGTCCGACGAGCAGATCCTCGCCATGAGCGTGCAGATCGCCGCGGACCTGAAAAACTACAACGACCTCGCGAACGAGCGAGATCGGTTGACGACGGCGCAATCGACGGATAGGCACGAGGAAGAAGAGCCGGAGCAGGGCGGGGACGAAACCGAACCCGCGCGACCCTCCGCGTTCTCTGAGATCCTGGGATCCCTAGATGAAGACCTCTATGAGGGATTGCCCGAGACCCTTACGGATGCGTTCAGTGCCATGTCCGAGCAGATCCGAGCCGATGTTCGAGCGGAGCTGAAAGGCACCGATGAGAAGATCAACTCGGCTAAGACGGACCTGGTCGACGCTGATGTGAGGAGGGAGATGGCGGAGCGGTTCCCCAATCTCCGGGACCCAGAAGTCGCGACGGCGCTTCAGGAGACGATGCGTATGCTCGAGCCTGGCATGACCTATCCGGAGTCGATGGACCTCCGGGACCGTCGTGCAAAACTGGTGGAGCACGCCCTCGTCATCGTGAATCCGGATTCGATCATGGAGTCCCAAGGCAAAACCTCCCAGAAAGCCCGGGGTGGCCCGAGGCCCCCCAAAACACGCGGCAAGGCCGCGCCGGTCCCCAAGGACCCGGTTGCTGCACGCACGAAATACTTGCAGCTCCGCGGGCAGGGGTACAGCGTGGAGCGCGCCAAGGCGGATTCTGGGCTTCTAGCAGAGTAAATCTCTGCGTAGCCTCCCAAGGAGGCCCCAATGTCACTAGCTCCGTTTGTGGACTTGATGCAGAACACCACTTCGGTGGGTCTGAACAGTCCTCAGAAGCTCCGCAACCACCTGAACAGGCACGGTTACGGGCTGCCCTATCTGCTCAAGGGAGCGGAGGGCTTCAAGTCGCTGCAAGGCGGCAAAGACATCCGGTTCGACAACCTGATGACCGAAGTCTCGACCTACCGGACTTTCCGGCCTGGCGAGAAACAGACCTGGTCCAACCCCCAGGTGACCAACTACGGCACCGTTCCGTGGCGCTTCTCGATGGACGAGCAGAACCTGAACCTGGTTCAGATCCTGCTGCAATCGAACGAGATGAGCTCGGACCGTCGGGCGCTGTACTTCGTCGAGGAACAGGCCAAGATCGAGATGCGTTCGACGATCTCGATGGCGCACGGGCTCGAGGACGAGCTGTGGGCGCTGCCGGTCGAGTCCGAGATGGAGGCCGAGGCGGGGCAGACCCCGAACTCGCTGCCGCTGTTCTGTAACGAGATGGGCGACGGACTGTTCACCTCGTACCGCACCGGCAACAAGGAGGTCCTCGGCATCGACACCGACGACTACCCGGTCTGGGACAACCAGCGAACCGACTACAAGAGCGTCGGGGCCCTCTCGGGCACCGATCCGCACCTGTTCACCGCGTTCGACGACATCCTCCAGGACTTGAAGTTCCAGCAGATCCCCGGCCCCGATGGAGCGATGTACTCCGACGGCGCCTACGGGATGAAGGCGTGCTTCACCCAGAAGGCTGGCGTGACGAACTTCATGCAATCCTTGAGGATCAACCAGGACTACTTCCGGGTCGGCGCGCAGGATCCGGCGTACCCCAACCCGGTCTTTGCGGGGATCCCGATGATCCGCGTCGAGGCCCTCGAGACTGCTGAGATCTATCCGACCGCTGCCGCTGCCGCGGACAGCGCCGAGACGACCTACAGCACCTACGACGACACCAGTAACACGACCCTGACCAACGCGGGGCCGCGCTACAAGTTCGTTGACTTCACTTGCACGCAGAAGGCGGTCCACGAGGCCCGCTACTTCTTCAAGGACAAGATGAAGGAGCCCTCGAACCAGGTGGATGTCCGGATCCAGCCGATCCTCATCTACCACAACAACATCTGCCAGGAGCGTCGCCGGCTGGGCGAGGTCTACCCGAGCGCCAACATCTAGGAGGCCTGAACCATGTCGAAACTGCTTTTCAACGAGGTTGGGCTTTCTCCCCCGACCCTCAACGCCGCCGCCCCCGGTGGCAACACCATCCTCTACCTCAAAGACAGCACGAGCTCGTCTCACGTCGCCGGCGAGGTGGTCCTGGTGTCGCAGGACGCTGGTGCCAGTGATGACGAGTTCGTCGAGTTCACCGAGTTCGAGGATTGCCCCGGCGGGGCCGCCACGGCTGCGGGAGCTACGAGCGCGGCTCGGATCTACGGCGTCTGCATGGAGGACATCCCTGCCGATGGGTCGGGGCACATCCTCCTCCGTGGGTCGATCATGGCGCGCTGCGAAGACGCCAGCACGAACATCAACAACACCACGTCCTCGGCTCTGATCGCGCAGTCCGGCATCGGCACGATTCCGGGCAACCTGGTGTCCGCTGCGGACGCTGGGGCGGGTGTGTATGTCAAGGTGATCGCCCTGTATCGCGGCGCGACCGCGATCTCCACGGGATCCGGTACAGTCGTTTCTCGACCCGTCTTGTTCGACGGGATCGAGGGCTTCTGGGCTGGCGAGATGCCTTAGACCTTTAGGCCCCCGCTCTCTGTGGGCGGGGGCCGACCCCCCCTCATCGCATGGCACTCACGTTTACAGACCTCATCTCGGAGTGGAACCGGGCTTCCGGTGCCGCCGAGTCCTCTGCTGGCGTGTCCGTCGTCGAGGGGATCAACCAGGCGCTCGACTACGTCAGTTCCATGCACGAGTGGCGCGGCCTGGTCCGCAGCGCCGTTGACCTCGCGACCGTAGCCAACCAGAGCTATATCGACCTCCCGGTCGATTGCGCCAAGATCATCACGATCCAGTATTCGGACGGCAACTGGCGTGCGATCCGCTTCGTGACCCAGGAGCAGCTCGCGGTCTGGAAGACCACCAACCAGCCCGCCCCGGGGTATTCGGGGACCTACATCGGCGCGACGTCCTGGGCCGAGGGAGCCACAGGCGCGACTCCGCGGCTCGATGTGTATCCCGACATCAGCGAGACGAACTCGGACACCTTCCGCATCACCTACCGCTCTCGCCTGCTCCTCACGGCTGTCGGCTCCGCTGCGGATACGACCGTGCTGCAACTCCCCCCGTACATGAATTGGCTCGTCCGGGCCGTTGTCCGCATCTTCGCTAAGGGCGTCGAGGAGGAGGACGACGGGACAGTCTGGGCGCGCATAGAGGAGCTCGAGCGGTCCGCCGCATTGTTCCGGACGAAGACCGCAGATGGCTCCATGCAGCCCTCTATCGGGCGCATGAAAGGCGGTGCGGCGCAATTCGGCTCGTTGCGGATCGCGGACACCGATGAGGAACTCGCTGATCCGGCATGAAGAAGCCCATCGAGATCCGATGGCCGCGGAGTGGAGTCAGCGACGACCAGGCGCACGGCAAGCAACTGCCGGAGACGACCCCTCACGCGAAGAACGTCCGGACTTTGGACCCGAAAAGCGGGCGCTCCCAGGGAGCTCAGAGACCGGGCTGGGCGAACTTCACCTCGAAGCCCCTCCACCCCGGGGAGTCTGTTGATGCGCTGGCATCGGTCTCGGTAGACCTACCGAAGATCGAGTATCGGGGACCGACCGAGTCGGAGATCAGGGAACAGTGGGGGCACACCGTGCCCGGACTGCGGGATGCGCTGGCGCTCACCGTTGACAGGGACGGGAACCTCTACGTCCTCGATGCCGTGGGCTCCTTCGAGAAGATGGGCCCGGACGGGAAGGTGGGATCGGTACAGACCTTCTTTGTGCCGCAGGGCGAGGCCGTTGTCCCGAGGATCCAGGTGGATTACGACGGCGCCGTCTACGTCGCAACGTCTCATCCTCTTGGGATTTCAGGCCGCGTGCTTCGATTCGAACGCCTTGAGGACGGGGACGACAACGAGGAGGTTGCGTATTCGGAGGCTTGGAATTACGCCGGCTTGTTTGGCGTCCGCGACTTCCGTGTCTATGCCGGCGCGCTCGCCCTGGCGCGGTTCTATAGCGCCAAGGGGGACGGCGCTCCTTCGGAAGTCGCTCTTCTTGGGGCCTTGTATTCTCCTGAGCCGCAGGAGCTTTATGTCACCCAGGCTCCATCGCCGCTATCGACAATCGCCATCAACGATAACGGTGAAGTCATCGGGGCCGCACCGGAAAACCCCGATCGAGGAGCTGGCCTTTCTGGTGAGGGGTGGGTAGATCCTATCGAGAGTTGGAGCCCGCACGAGCTGGAGGATGTGAACGGATTTGGAGCATCTAATCGGCTCCATGCCTGGTGGGATGCACAGACCCTTGCAAATTCTCTGGTCGATTCGGCGCCCGTGAAGAGCGTCCCCGACCGGCGATGGCTTCATACGTCGCTTGATTTCGACACAACCGCCCTGATTAGCGAGAATGAAGGGGCGCTGAGTGGGGGCGGATCAGTCGAATACATCCCGGTCAACGATCTCAAGCCGCGCCCGCTGCGAAGGTACGCTCCGGTGTTTATGGACGGGTTTGGCGGCACCAACGTACTTGAAGATGAGATCCCTTTTCCGATTCTTAGGCAAGGCACCGCAGGGACGCTCCCTGGAATTCACTTCGAGGACTCCGGCCTACTTGCCGCGAACGCCAAGGATCCGCTTTTGCGCCCTCTTAGCGAAGGCAAGAAGACGGACACAGATGCGCCCCTAGATGGATCCCCCAACGAAGACGGGGTGATGGATAAGCAGGCTTGTCTGTGGCCGACCCATGACCGCGCCGTCTTTTCGATATTCCTACTGATTAGGTATGTGCCAAGCTCCACCGGAGAGGTGATCTTCTATCACAGAACAGACAATGGCTACACCTTCTGCCTAGTGAAGGGCGTTGATTCGGGGGACATCTACACCGCGCCTACACCCTTGTCTCCTACACCTGTTACCCAAGACCGGCTCACACTCTATGTAGGGCATCCAACCGAACCGGGCGCTCGTGCAGCAAATAAGAGCGGGACCGGTACAGCGTATGAAGTGGCCTCTTGCGACCTGACTGATGCGGACTTTGATAATCCGCAGAGGGTTGCGCTAGTTTGCATTCAGAACGCTGGGAAGTACGCGCTCTCGCCTGCTGACGGGCCATCTCAGACCGTTGGCCGATCTCTCTTCCGTGTGAATGGGCGAACCGTGGACCGCTTCACGATGACCCACGGGGAGTCGGGACCGGCCGCGGAGACTGGATTCGGAGTCGGGGAGCCGGCTTCCAACATTTTTTCCCATTCTGGGTCATGGATCGGTGGGAACCCGGTTTACGAGTCGTGGACGGGCGATCTCTTAGAGGTCATCACCGTTCTAGGCGACACGAGTACCTCGACTTTGCCAAACGAGGACCCCGTCACTTGGCCGGGTTTTCCAGCCGAGCCGGAAGACCCGGGGGTTGCGGGACAATACACCGATATGTCCGGACAGAACTACTCCAGTGATCCCGCGGCTTACACCTCTGCTGCGAGCGAGATTGAGCGCATGGAGGGCTACCTCGCGTATCGCTGGGGCTGTCCGAATATCTTGAAGGGCGGGTCGGCCCCCAGCGTGGCCGCGGGCTTCCAGGACATGCACCCCTTCGGTTACGACTCGGGGGGCCTCCCCCAGCCGCCTGTCGGCTCGCCTGCTGCGGGTGGGTCGGTAATCAACGAAACTGGGCTTGCTCTCTTCTCACCGAGGGAGCTCCTTTTCAAGCTCGGGACGAGCGGAACCGTTCAGTGGGCATTGGACGGCGGCGGGCACGGACTCGGAGTGGCGGCAGGCTCGGATGGATCTGTTATCGCGGTTGGTCGCCATGAAAGCGGGGACACGACTATCGCCAAAAAGGTGAAGGATCTGGGGCCTACGGTTCGCACGACTGGAGAAGACACCTGGGAGCTCAAGGATCCAGATAACCTTGAGCAGAGGGCAGTCCCCGGAATGGTTGTCGACGCAGCCGGACGCCTCTACTGGCCGCACGAGGATGCCCCTTATTCCGTTCTGGTGACGTTCGACTCGCCCCCCACAGATTCAGAGGTGTTCTTCACTGTCGCCACCGATGGGACGACGGTGCATAGCTACATCTTTCAAACTACGTTGTCCGCCGTCGCGAACTCTACGTCGGTGCTGGTAGGGGCAGACAAAGCTGAGTCGCTGGCGAACCTAGTGGCGGCAATCAACAAAACGGGCGACTCGAGCGTTCAATACTTGATAGACCCGCAGCGGGATGAGGCGAATCCTTACTTCAAGGCATCGCAGGAATCAGACGGGACGAGCTCCGAGCTGCGAGTTACCCGCAAGGGCCCCCCTGGCAAGACAAGATTCTCGATTCCGAACACCACGAGCTACACATTCTCCGAATTTCCAGATGGGACCCTTTTCGTGCCGCCCGCGAACACGCAAGCGATTATCCCTGCCCGTCCGGGGCCCCGTCTAGAATCTCGTTCTGGTGAGGACGGGTCTTTGATCTGGTCGAAGGAGTACGGGGACCTGTCTGGACAATCAAGGCCCCTCGCTGTTGCTCTTGACCCAGATGTTCCGCTGTATCCCGACAACGACCCGCTCGAGGGTGTCCCTGAGTTTGTCTATGTCGGACAGCGAAACAACGTGGACTCAGACGGAACAACGAGCGAAACGCCCACGGGCGATAATGTCCAAAAGATCCGCCAGGTCGAGCGGGTTCAGGTGATCGGAGCTGACCGTTCCCCGCGGCGCACCGTCCACACCGCGACTTGTGGGGGCGACTTCTTCGTCGTGGAGAAAGGCAAGGCCCCCAAGCTGGTCAACAACGGGCACGATGCGTTCAACGCGGCCTCGCCGTTCGCGAAGCTCTGGACCTACCGCCAAAAGGTCTACGGCCTCGACGGGCAGAGCTACATCCGGTTTGACCCGAAGAAGCTCCTTCTGGAGGAGTGGGTCGCGGAGGGTGCTGGCAAGATCCCCTACGGGGCAAAACTGGCTTGCGTGTTCGCGGGCTGCATCGTCCTCGGGCGCACCGCGGACGACCCGCACAACTTCCACCTCAGCGAGCGCGGGAACCCGGATGGCTGGGATACGGACCCCTCGGTGATTACGCCCCTGTCGGCGTTCAGCGGGAACAGCACGGGCAACCTGAATTTCCGCAAGAACGATCTCGTCAACTGCCTGATCCCTGCTCGCGATGATCTGCTCATCATCGGCGGCGATCAGTCGATCACCCGACTCAGTGGGCACCCCGGTACAGGTGGACAGCTCGACAATATCAGTACCAGCGAGGGGCTCGCCTTCGGGGATGCCTACTGCGTCGGCCCCGGGGGGACCGTCTTCGCGAAGACAATCAACGGAGGAGTCCTGCGGCTCGCCCCCAATGGCGCGATGGATCGGATCTCACTCCGCTCGATTGAGCGCCGGCTACAGGATGTTGACTTGACGGAGTACGACATCCGGATGGCCTGGAACTTCCGCCGCGAGGGGCTCCACGTTGTTCAGGTGCCGAAAGGCATCGGTAAGCGCATCGTGGAACACTGGTTCTGGGACGCCAAGGAGGGCGGCTGGTGGCCCGATGAGATGTCCGTGACGATGATTCAGCCGACATCCCTGGGGGTGTTCGATGGCGATCACCCTGACGACCGCACGGTTGTAATGGGCTGCGAAGATGGCTTTATCCGGTACGAGTCGGAAGACGCCAAGAACGACGGCGGACATCGGATTGAGAGCGAGATTGTCTTCGGCCCCTTGGTCCCTGATGGGGCTGGGCGGGCGCGGTTCTCGCATGTGGAGCCGACGCTTTCCTCGTTTGGCGATTCTGCCGAGGTCCAGGTGTTCACCGACGATGTGGCCGACATCATCGCGGGCAAGGACCCGGTCTACAAGGGCACCGCAGGCCCGGGATTCAAGGGCTACAACATGCTCCAGGCGGCTGGGAATCAGGCATGGATCAAGCTGAGGAACGCGGCGGATGATGAAGCCTGGTCGCTCGAGTCCCTCTTTGTCCGGGCCCGCATGGTCGGAAAACGGAGGCGGTTCTAATGGTGAACAGAAAACGACCCGCCCCGGTTGGGCAGTCCCGGCTCTCCATGAGTCTGGGCTCGGCGGATCCGCGGCTTGGCCGCAACGCTGAGGCCAACCTGCGGACGGATCAGAACCTTGGGAAGTCGATCAGGCTCAACCGCCGCGGGCAGCTCGAGGTCAAGCCGGCGGGGCTGGTGAAAGACCTTGAGCCCGACGCTACGGTAGAAGATGTGGTCGCAAAACTGAACGAGATCCTCCGGGGCCAGCGGGCCTCCGGGCAGATGAAAGGCGGGTAGTAGCATGGTATGGGGCGCGGTTATCGGTGCAGGCTTGTCGATCTACGGCGGGATGCAGCAGAAGAAGGCCAACGAGAAGGCCCACAAGGCCATGCTCGCGCAGATCGCTAAGGCTCAGGGTTACCTCAAAGCGGGGAAGTCCGCCGCTCTCAGCGCGCAGAAGAAGGGCATCAAGTTCGCGGACGAATCGTTTGAGAAAGCCCTCGGCGTGGCGGGGACTATGGGCGCAGCGTCTCGGGGGCGTGTCCTCCGGCGTGAGCAGCAGTTCCGCGATGTCGCGGATGCTCGAGCTGCGGACCGGGGGTTCTACGACTCAACCGCGGCCCTGAACGCTCAGAGGGGGGTGTTCGAGTCAACGAACCTCACCCTCGCGGGGATCGACGAGTCTATCGCTGGGCTGATGTCCCAGATCCACCAGGGCAGGGGGGCGATGGGGCTCCAGGGCTACTCCGGCCTAGCGCAGATCGAGCAAAACTTCGCCTTCAAGCAGGCGTCTGTGGCGACCCAGCTCGAGCACCAGGCGGCCAATGTCGGCGCAGGATACGCGGCAGGGGCCCAGGGCCTCGCCAAGCTCCTGATGATGTACGGTGGCGGCGGCGGCGGTGATGACGGTGGCGGCGGTTCGTGGCCTAGCTGGTGGTCGGACGCGACCGACTATGTAGACACACAGATGTCCGAGAACCCCGAGGTTGTCTGATGGCCGGGATCGTTATTCACGGGGACGACCCCCTTTCGACTGCATTCGGCATCGCTGGTGCCGCGGCTGAGGGGGTGGTCGAGGGGGCCCGTGTCCGGGCCGAGCTTGATGAGCGGATCGCGAAGACCAAGGAGCGCCAGCAGAAGATGGAGCTCCTGGCGAAGGCCGCCCAGCTCAAGGATGCCCAGGACGCGGCTCAGGCGGAATGGAACAAAGTCCGTGCTGGCGTCCCGGGGGCGCCCGCGGACCAGGGCGATGTCATGCTCGATCACCCGACGGTGAACTTCTCGCCGGCCGAACTACGGGTGTTCAAGGATCTCTCCCCCGAAGGGCAGTCCGCAGCACTCCTCGACCTCCAGAAGCGGCGGGAGAAGGCCGACAAGGACGCGAACATAGCGAAGAGTTCCCAGTGGATCGCGGCGGCTACTGGGGGAGTTGGTCTCTACAACGGCGGACAGGGAGGGCATTCCTCCCCGATAGCGCAAGAGTTCTACAAGAAGGCCGAAGAGGCGCTCGAGCTCTATGCGAGCGACGATGAAGCGAGCTGGGTCAAGACCCGCGGCACTATCCGCCGCGCGCTTCGTGGGGCCGCAGACGCGCAACAAGACCTCCTAGAGCGGGAGAAAATGGCGAACTGGTTTGCCATGAGGCAACAGGAGATCATCAACAAGCCCGGCGAGGACGGCACGCCGGGCGCAATCCTCAGCGAGAGGGACCAGGCGGAACTCGAGAAGCTGAAAGAGGTCTGGGAGAAGTACCACGCGGAAGAGTACACCGAAAGGGAAGCGGCGGCGTTCGCAAACATCCCGGCTGAGGATCTCGAGATCATCACGCGGAGGACCGTCAGCCAGTACGAGCTGATGAGGCAGGAGGAGGAGCGCAAGCGGGCACAGTTCGAGCGCGATCGGGCCCGGTTCGAGGCTATCCGTCGCGGGGAGACTCCGCCGCCGGCTACGGCCCCTCCGCCCGCGCAGGGGGAGCAGGGGGAGGGACCGGATCCTGAGCAGGCCCGCTTGTCCGGCGTTCCGTTCAAGGATTGGATCGGGCCCGCTATCAGCGAACTCGGGGAGGAGGCTACAGACGCCGCTTCTCTTGGGTTCGGTGTTGGTCATCACGGCCTGACCAAGGCCGAGGCGCTTCAAAGGGATCTCGCCGACGCGATCGAGAACAACCCTGACGCGACCGAAGAGGAACGCAGGCAGATCGTCGGCACTATCATGGGGCAGCACGGAGTTCACGGAAGCATTCGTGATGCCCTTGAACTGATGTCGATGGATCTGCCGTCCCTGCGCGATTTGAAGATGGGGGCCGCGGAAGCGATGTCTGCCGATGTGCGGGCCCTCCTTGAGGAGCACGAGAAGAGCAAAAAGAAGAAGGCCGAGAAGAAGAAGGAGGCCGAGCGCAAGAAGCGCGAGGCTTCCGCGGCCAAGAAGAAGAAGGCGCCCGAGACTGAGGGCCCACTGTCTAAGCGGTTTGGCGGTGGCTGATCCATGTCTCTCGACACTACGAAAGCGCAAGAGTGGTTGAAGGGCGCCGGCGACCAGGCTGCCCCTCTGGGGTCCCCTGTGTTCACCGCCCCTTCGGCTATGACCACGAGCGACCAGCTTTGGCAGCGGGCTCGCCTGAAGAGCACGAAGGGCACGCTCGAGGGGCTCAAGGAGGGTGGTCTCCTCCAGGCGGTTCCGTTCGGGAAAGAACTGAGCCGCGCACCCATAGTCCGGGAGATCGAGTTTCTGTCCCGCGCGACGATCGACGAGAAGGAGCTCGACAAGGCAATCGAGGCGGTCAGGGCTGGCACGGGCAGCCAGGAGCAGTTCAACTTGATCGTCGAGGACATGGTCCAGCGGTCGCGACCGGGCAGCACCGGGTACTACGCGATGCAGGGGCTCAAGTCGATCACCTCCTTCGGTCTCGAGATCGCGGCCACCAGCGGAATCGCGGCGCTCGGTCGGGGGGTCGGAGCTCGCGCGCTCGCCAAGATCGGGGTCAGCGAGGGCCTGGTCGGAAGGATGGCGGTCGCCGGAGCCGGCGAGGCGGCGCGCTTCGCGGCGATCGACGCGGGCAAGTACGGACTGGACTGGCTGTTCACCGACGAGGACGAGGAGGCTTGGAGCGCGTCCGACCTCGAGGCGTTCCGACGGGCGATGCCCGAGTTCGAGCTCGATGCCACCGACGACGGGCGGCTCCAGCTCGTCCTCACCGAACTCGGCAGCACGATCACGGACAAGAAGTGGGAGGCGCGGACCTCCGGCTACATCGAGCTCATCGCGGAGAGGATGGGCCCGACCCTGGGCGCGGCGTTCCGGAAGCTGCCACTGGGCGGCAAAATCATGGCCCTCGAGCAGGACCTCTTCCGCTGGCTGCGGGGCAAGGGCTACGCCAAGAACCTCGACGAACTGGCGGCCTTGGTCGGACGGAAGGCAGAACTCCAGGGGCCGCTCGAGGAGTGGTTTGAGGAACGCGCCGGGGCGGCCCTGCGGGGTCTGACGCCCGGGATGGAAGAGACTCTCGGGGAGGTGGTTCCGGGGTCCTTCGAGGAGGGCTTCGGAGAGTTCATCGCGATCCTAGCCCCGGGCACCGCCCGAGCTGTGGCGGGCCGAGCATTTGGGCAGAGCGCCGAGGAACTTCGCGAGGTCATCGAGGACGCCAAGGCGGGTTCCGTACTCCATGAGCTTGCCCAGGCGGAGCGGGCCAAGGCTGAGGGGCAGACTCCTGCCGGCGAGACCGACCGGGTCGCGGCGGAGGGGATCGCGAGGATGCAGGCTCAACTCGAGAGGGACGCCGACCCCAGCGATTCTCCGGTCGAACTGGTCGATGTGGCCGAGGAGGACCAGCCGCTCGCAGGGCAGATCGAGGCGGTCGCGGAAGCCAGCGGGGTCGATATCCGGTGGTTCTCGACCGACTCAGGCGAGGCATCGCCCTACCCCGCCGTCCAGGCCGGGGAAGGGGTGGTTCTCATGGATACGGCTCTGCTCCAGGACGAGGCATTGGTGCGGAAAATCCTTCTGCACGAGCTCATCCACGACATCGGGTCCAAAAGCCAGGAGACCCTCGACGAACTGATCGCGGACCTCCGCGAGTTCGACCCCCAGGGCCTCGCCAAGGCCGCCGCGGCAATCCAGAAAGATCGGGGCGGGGACATCTCGCGCGGCCTCCGGCTCGAGGAGGGGGCCGCCAGGAGGGCCGAGGAGGTCGATGCTCTGGTGTTCTACCTCCAGAGCAAGGAGGGGGCGTCTTGGCTCGAGCAGCTTGAGAAGGCCGAGGATCGGGGTCCCCTCAAGCGCCTAGTGGACATGATCCGAGACCTCCTGGCCCGCGTGGGGCTTGGGAAGGGCTCCCCAGAGGCGCAGGCGATGGCCTCTCTCTCAGACGCCCTGGGAGGCCCTGTAACGACATCGGACCTCAACGCGGCCCGGAGCATCAGAGCCGCCCTCGCGAAGGCTCTGGAGTCCGAGCTAGGCGCGGAAATGGTCATTCTGCCCCCGAGCAAGAGGCCATCCGTCCGGAGACCGGAGGAGGGTCCCCCGCCGGAGGCTGCGGCACCGGAAAAGGGTCCCCCGCCGAAGGCTGCGGTTCCGGAGGAGGGCCCCCCGCCGGAGGCTGCGGCACCGGAAAAGGGCCCCCCGCCGGAGGCTGCGGTTCCGGAGGAGGAGGAGGAGGGCATTCCCGCGCTCTCCGCCCGCGCCACCCGCTACCAGAGCGCCCCCGAGGGAGACCAACTGGAGACCCTCGAACTCGCCGGGGGGCGCTCGATCCCCGTCACCTACCGGGTCGTGGAGGCCGACGACGTCCTGCCCACCCACGACGCTCGGGAGGGGTTCCGCCCCAACGAGGGCGCAGACATCAACGAGCGGCCTTATCAGGACCCGACCGAGGGTAAGGCGTCTCGGGCTACGGTTGAGAAGATCGCGGACAAGCCAAAACCGAAGCTCATTTTCACGGACACCGCGAGCCCCGTGGACGGGCCTCCGATCGTCACGCCGGAGGGGGTGGTCCTGGGGGGCAACGCTCGAACTATGGCGATGCAGCTCGCATATTCCCGCGGGGGGAAGCAGGCCGCAGCTTTCCGCCGAGCAGCTAGGGCGTTCGCGAAGCGCGTCGGGGCCGACCCGGCTGGGATCAAGAACCCCGTCATCGTCCGCGAGGTCCCCGCCGACCAAGTCGGGGCGCGTGGGGAGCTCTCGAGGGAGCTCAACGCCCCGCTCACGACCGCCCGGACCGCAATCGCAGACGCCGTCTCGCGCGGGGCGAAGATCGACGCCAAGGCTGCGGTCCGGGTCTCCAAGCTCCTCGGGGATGAGACCCTGGGGACGGCGTTCAACGACGCGAAGAAGACTCAGGCGCTCCTCGGGGAACTCGTCCGGATCGGCGCGTTCACCGACGCGGATGTAACCTCCATGCTCGAGGACCGGGGGCTCTTGACGAAGTCCGGACGGGACACGGTCGAGCAGGCCCTACTCGGGGCCGCCATGCCGGACGTCCGCCGGATCGCGGAGATGGCCCCCCTCGGCCGGCAGAAGATCATCCGCTCCCTGCCGTCGCTGATCCGGATCCGCTCCAAGTGGGGCGAGTTCACCCGGCACCTGGGGAACATGGCGGACGGGGCGCGCACGCTCCGAGAGAGCCGGCTCCCGCTCGAGGACGTTCTCGGCCAGCAGAGCATCGTCCCCGAGGCGTGGAAGGACGACCAGGTCGCGGTGGATCTCCTGCGTGTCTTCTCCGAGGTTGGGCAGAAACAGTGGGCGAGCCGGATGCGGGCTCTCGCGGAGCAGATCACCGACCAGACGAGCGGCCAGTCCGGCATGTTCGCCGACGTGGTCGCCTCGAGCCCGGAGGCTGCGGTCAGGCTGGTAACGGATCCGGAGGCGAGGTTCGCGGTCCGGCGCCGCACGAACACCCCCGAGTTCCGCCGCTGGTTCGGGAACTCCAAGGTGGTGGACGAGAACGGGAAGCCGTTGGTGGTGTACCACTCCACGCACGCGGAGTTCACGGAGGCTGACCCGACGCGGGGCGTGTCCTCCCTTGGCTTCCACGTCGGTACGGCGGAGCAGGCGCAAGCGACTCAGGAGACCGCTGGCACGAAGGCGGACGTGGATGCCCGACGGCCTATGGAGGGGCAGCGGATCATGCCGCTGTATGTCAGCCTCCAGAGCCCGCTCCGCATGGAAGACAAGGGGCCGTGGTACTCCTTTGCGGTGGTGGAACGGCTCGCCTCGGAGCACGGAATCCAGGACCCGACACCCCTACCGGAGAACGCCCGCGAGCTTGCGGGAAAGGATGCCGCCCACCTCAGCATCACCTGGGACGGATACAGCGAGGCGCGCAAGAAGTACGAAGTGGTCCGCCGAGCCCGCCTGCTGGAGTGGATGGAGGCCCACCCGGAGGCGTCCAGGGATGCGGTCCAGGACGCGGGGGTGCAGGCTGCGAATGCCTACGTCCGCGAACTAATCCAATCCGCTGGCTACGACGGCATCGTCTACGCCAACAAGTTCGAAGGCGAGGGGGACTCCTGGATTGCCTTCCGCCCCGAGCAGGTCAAGTCCGCCACGGGCAACCGGGGCACGTTCGACCCGGAGAGCCCGGACATCCGGTTCGCGGTGGCCCGCCCGGACACCCCCGAGTTCAAGCGCTGGTTCAAGGACTCCAAGGTGGTGGACGCCGAGGGGAAGCCCCTGGTGGTCTATCACGGGACGCGGGGGAAGTTTACGGTGTACGACCGCAGCCGTGATGGGCAGACCTTCTGGGATGACGAAATGCCCAGCCCCGTGGGAGGGTTTTGGGCGGCGGATAGCCCCGAGATCGCATCAGGCTATGCGGAAGTAAGCGCCGCCCCCACCGGCTCGGGGCAGAAAGTGATGCCGGTGTATATGTCCATTCAAAACCCCTACGTTGTCGCTGCGGAGGATTACGCAGACGCGGGGTTTGACGCGATTCCAGACCCGTATCACCTAATGCGCGACGGGTATGACGGCATTGTGGTGAATAAGGGTGAATGGAAAGAATGGCGATTGAGAGGCCCCAACGTCATCACCCGAACCGGGACAGACTACGTCGCCTTCCGCCCCGAGCAGATCAAGTCCGCCACGGGCAACCGGGGCACGTTCGACCCGGAGAGCCCGGACATCCGGTTCGCGGTGGCCCGCCCGGACACCCCTGAGTTCAAGCGCTGGTTCAAGGACTCCAAGGTGGTGGACGATGAAGATCGGCCCCTGGTGGTGTACCACGGGACTGCGGACTCATGGACGGTGCCGAACCTGTCCAAGCTCGGGACAAGCACAAACGCGCACTTCTCGACCCTGGGGTTCTTCTTCACCCCCTCCCGTGACTCAGCCGACTTTTACCGCCAGTGGGCGGTGGGAATGGGCGAAGAGGGGGGCGATGTGATGGAGGTTTACATGGCCCTCCAGAATCCGAGGGAGTTGACCTACGCGGAGGCTTCCGCCCTTCCGTCAAAGGCTGCCGCAACCGCCCTCAGAGAGCAGGCCCAGTCGGAGGGCTACGACGGGTTCGTCCTTGTTGACGAGGCCGGGGTGGGCGAGCAACCGAAGGAGTACATCGCCTTCGAGCCCACCCAGATCAAGTCCGCCACGGGCAACCGGGGCACGTTCGACCCGGAGAGCCCGGACATCCGGTTCAGCGTTTCGGCCCGGGAGTTCGAACGCGGAGTCAACCCCCTGCCGGCCCCCGAGGGGGCAGAAGTTCGCGTCCGCAAGAAGCTCAAGCGCAAGGGCAAGGTCGGTCGTCAGCGCAACAAGCGCCAGACCATCAAACTCCGTGGCGGTCGCAGGTTCACGCTTGGTCGCATCAACGTCAGGGACTGGGTACGGCGCGTCGAGGACACGCTGACCGACGAGGAGCTCGAGCGCGCCAAGAACTGGTATCCCGATGCCCGTAACTTCTTCGCGGAGACCGGCGACCAGTGGCCGAACTTCGTCACGGCCTGGCTCATTGCCAACAAGAACGTCGATGTGACCGGGGCCACACTCAACGCGCTCCGGGGGCGCGAGCATGTCATGTCGCCGCCCACCACCCTGGGCTCCGAAGCAAGCCCCAAGGCGGGGCTGTCTGAGGACGCGATGGGCACATTCTGGCGTTGGGCGCGGGGCGATGAGGGTGTCACCCTTGAGGGCCTAGACGTAGGCCAGAAGCTGTTCGACTTCATCGACTCCGCGCTCGGCAAGCGGACCCGCAGTTGGATGGGTGATGATGCTCGCGCGGGTGACCCATTCGTGGTCGATGTCCATAGTGCCCGCGATATGGGGTATCTGGATGAAGCACTGTACAACTGGCTCGAGAAGGAGGGCGCGCCCAGTGACGTGCTCGAGCAGCTTGAGGTGGAGATCAAAGGGGCTCCATCCGAAACGCAGTACGAGCGCGCGGCGGAACTCGGCAACCGGATCGCGGACTACCTGAACAAGACAAACTACCGGGGCGGTGGCTGGGATGCGGCTGCCGTCCAAGCGGTGGGCTGGATCACAATGCAGAAGGTCACCGGGCGGGCCCTTGGGTTCCCTGATCTGACCCTGCCGCGCATGACGCGCACTGTCACCGCTGCCGCGATGTTCGGGGAGGGTGCGCCACTCGCAGAGCAGTTCCCCGAGTTCGCGGATCTGCCCTACGAGGGCCAGCTGCGCGTCACCCAACGCCTCGTTGATAAGGCGCTCGAGGTGGCCAACCCCCTGGTGGGCGATCTGCCTGTGCTCTCCATCACCTACGGTGGGGGTGGGTTCCTCGAGTACCCGGTCGAGCCTTCAGCGGCTATTCGCGTTTCCGGCAGCCCCGAGGGGGTCGATAGCCTGGGCCAGGCCATGGCCTACCTGCTGCAGCAGACCGCTGTGCGCTCTGAGAAGCCACTCGCGCTCACCAAGAGTGGGGGCCTGCCATCCAAGGCCAACGCTTGGTTCGTGGACATCCAGTCCCCTGAACTCGCGCAGGACGAAGATGCCCGCCAGCGTTTCTGGAAGGCCCTCATGGTGCGCACGGATGCCGTGAAGGGATATCACCCCACGAACCGGGGAGTCCTGATCGGGGTGGATACCTCGGGCGAGTACGCCGAAAAACAGTTCCAGGGCCTCAAGAAAGGCTTGCCAAAGCTGGAAAGCCTGATCGATAATGAGGTGAATGCGGCTCTCATAGATGCAGGCATCTCCGCCGACGTTGATGTCATGCCCGGCGAGGTGCAGGTAACACACAATGACTGGACAACCGACAAAGAAGGCCGGGGCCACCTACAAGGGCTTGGTGCCCGCTGGGGACCCGAGATACAACGAGAGCTTCGTGGTTCTGGGCGGCGCTCCGTCGAAGCCGAACTCCGAGAAGCCCTCGAAGCCGAAGCCGAAGCCGAAGTAACGGATCGCTTCGCGGTCGCGGCCTACCACGGCTCCCCCCACCGCTTCGACAAGTTCTCCACCGACAAGATCGGGACCGGAGAAGGCAGCCAGGTATACGGGTGGGGGCTGTACTTTGCGAGCAAGAAGGAGGTGGCGGAGTACTACAAGCACGCGCTGGGGCGCCTCGCCCACGAGCCCACGGTCAAGATCGCGGGCGAGGTGGTGGACGAGGTCTGGGCGCGGGAGGAGGGCCGGCTCAATGTTTGGGAGGCCATTCTGGATGCCACTGAGGGCGGCGACACTGGCAAGCGCGTGGTTGAGATGGCCGACGAGACCGTGCGGGAGAATGCCCGTCTGTACAGCGCGCCCGTCTACGCGCAAGATCTTGAGTGGTGGGAGGCCAACCGTGACAGCATCACAGTGGGGTGGGGCGGACGGGGCTACCAAGTTTCCCTCGCCCCCTCGGAGGACGAGTACCTCCTGTGGGACCGCCCGCTGTCGGAGCAGAGCGAGAAGGTTCGGGAGGCGCTGGAGCAAGTGCGCCCCGGTTTCCAGGAGGAGGAGCGGGCGTACCGGGAGCGATACCCGCACAGCCCCATCGGTGAGCGCACCGGGTCAAACATCTATGGCGACGTTTCCCGCCGCGAGGGCTCCGACCGCGCCGCCTCCCAGGCCCTCCTCGCAGCGGGAGTGCGCGGGGTCAAGTACCTGGACGGGACGAGCCGGGGGAAGGGGGAGGGGTCCTACAACTACGTCATCTTCGACGAGGCGGACGTGGAGATCACGGATCGCTTCGCGGTCGCGCGCCAGGACCAGCTCGGTTTCTTCTCAGGGGTGGAGAAGGCCGCCCTCGACTTGGCGTCCCACTCCCCCCAGAAGTCCTACCACAAGGCTCAGGTCCGCCCCCGGTTGAAGAAGTACGGGGCCAAGGACGAGGAGCTGGACTGGATGCTCCTGGACGAGTGGCTCCGGGGACTCCCCAAGGGGCACAAGATCACCGACGACGAGCTGCTCGAGTTCGTGCGCGAGAATGCGGTGGTGGTAGAGGAGAAGGTGCTGGGGGAACCGCGCAGCAAGAAGATTGCCCTCTCGGAAGAGGAGCGCCGCGCCGAACTTGAGAGCCTCCCGATGGAGGAGCTCATCAGGGAGAGCGGGCTCGAATGGGAGAGTAGCGGGGACCTCGACCAGGACCGCGAAGACCTGATCGACGGGATCATCGAGGATCAGAACCTGGGCTACTCTGGCCGGGGGATTGACCCGAGCGGCGAGGTGGACCTGACCTCTCCCACCCTCTTCAACACCTCAAACCTAGTGCTCCCCGGAGGGGAGGGGCACAGGGAACTGCTGCTGACGCTGCCGGTGCGCCTACCGAGCGACGACCAGATCGCATTCCCCTCGTTCGAGGAGTGGTCCTCCGAGTGGCTGACGGGCGAGGCTCGCCAGGACGCGGAATGGGCCCGCATGGTCTACCAGAAGGCCCGTGAAGAGGCGGGCAAGGAGGAGCGGGCCCGTCTCCAGAATACGCGCTACCAATCCCCCCACTTCCCAGGCACCCCCAACCTCCTGGTCTCCATCCGCTTCAACGAGCGCACGGACGCCGATGGGGCAAGGGTGCTGTTCATCGAGGAGATCCAGTCCGACTGGCACCAGACGGGGAGGGAGAAGGGCTACCAGAAAGGGCCGGATACCCGCACTCTTGAGAAGCTCTCACGCGAAGAGCTAATGACCATCGCCAGGACCAACGACCCGAACGGGGTTTGGGACGACGAGGCGTCCATAGCCGAGTTTGGCGAGCCTGTGTCTCGAGAGACGCTCCTTGAGGTCATCCGCGGGTGGGAGCGGGAGGACCCCGGGTTCAATGTCGAGCAGTTCCTGCGCGCACGGGCGAGCACCGGCGGCGTCCCCGACGCCCCGTTCAAGACCTCCTGGCCCACGCTGGCGATGAAGCGCATGGTGCGCTGGGCCGCCGAAAACGGCTTCGACAAGATCGCCTGGACCACGGGGGCGCAGCAGGTGGACAGGTATGAGACGGAGCTGCGCCAGGCCGTTGATGCGATTGAGTGGAAGCCTTCGGAGGGCTCAGGCCACGGGACCAGCGTGACCTTCTTGAAGGGCGGCAGCGTGTTGCACCCGCTCCCCACGGCTCGGGACAGGGTGCCGCACTCGCTCACCGTGGACGAGCGCGGCATCGTCACCGATGGGCAGGTCCCGTGGATGGGCCACCCCCTCGAGGAGGTCGTCGGCAAGGACATCGCTCGCCAGATCCTCGCCGAGGACTCCGGCACGGTGGAGGGCGAGGGGCTCACCATCGGGGGCAAGGGCTTCACGGAGTTCTACGACAAGCGCCTGGCTGACACCGCCAACAAGATCGGCAAGAAGTTCGGCGCGAAGGTGGGGCGGACGCAGATCGCGGAGCGGAAATACGAACCCTTCACGTCCGAGGGGGTGCGCGTAGACGACCCGTTCATGGACGAGAGTGGGCGCTTTGAGGTAGACCCGCAGGATCACTACGGCATCACCCCGAAGCTGCTCTCGGAGGCGGTCTCCGTCCACTCCCTCCCCATCACCCCCCAGATGCGGGAGAGTGTGATGGAGCACGGGATGCCGAGGTTTGCGGCCCGTCGCCGCCCAGGGCAGCGGTTCAAGCGGACATTTAGCTTCGACCTCCCCGACGAGGGGTTGAGCGACCTCTGGCGCAGACGGATTCAGGACGAGTTCATTCGGATCCAGCGGCTCGAGGGCGCCCTCGGGAACGTCAGCGTCGATGACTCGGTGTACGAGACCGTCAGCGCCGCCTCGAGCAAGATGCGCGGGGCGATCAACCAGCTCCGGCGGGACTTCGTCGAGCCGATCTATGACGAGATCCGCGCGATCGTCCGGGCCGGGGGCACCGCGAAGGAGGCCGCGGACTACCTCCTGGCGCGGCACGCCCCCAGCCGGAACAAGGTCATCGCCGCTCGAGCTCTGGCGGACGCTAAGGCAGAAGCCCAGAAGCGCGCCGAGGCGAAGGCAGTCCGCGCCATGAAGCGCGGCCAGGCCAAGGGGCTGACATACGAAGAACTGCTTGCGGAGTTCGTCAAGAACGAGCCCCTCGGGGAGGTCCGGTTCCAGGACGTCGAGAAGGATCCCGGCTCGGGGATCCCGACATCGGAGGCCCTCGAGACGGTGAAGAAAGCCGAGTCGGGCAAGTCCGCCGCCCACTTCAAGGGGCTCGGGAAACTCGTCGACCGGATGAACACCGAGTCGCTCAGGCGCAGACTCAAGGCGGGGCTCCTGAGCCAGGAGCAGTTCGACGCCTACCTGAGCCAATGGGACCATTACGTTCCGTTCAAGACAGATACCGACCTGAGCCCCTACGTCACCGGGGGCGGCTTCTCGGTCAGCGGCAGCGAGTTCCACCGGGCCGGCGGGCGCGAAACCGTCCCGGACTCCCCGCTCCAGTTCGCAATCCAGCAGGCGTATCAGGCCATCGAGCGGGCGGAGAAGAACCGCGCGGGGCGGGACTTCTACGGGCTCCTCAAGAGACACTCCAGGCTGGTCGAGTTTAGCGAGGACCAGCCGGAAGATTACGTCCCCCCCGACCAGCTCGAAGAGGGACAGCTCGCGTTCAAGAAGAACGGGAAGCAGATCATTATCAGTCTGCCCGACAAGCTGCTCGCTCGGGCGATCGGCAGGGTGGGGCGTGTGCGCCTGCCGGCCTACATGCGGGCTCTGAACAAGGCCGTCCGGCTGTTCGTCGCGACCCGGACCTCGCTCTCGCCCGACTTCCTGGCTCGGAACTTCTTTCGCGACATCTTCACGGCTTCGATCCACATCAGCTCGGAGCAGGGCGAAGACCTCGCGAGGCGGGCGCGCAAGGGGGTCTTCAAGGCCATCGCCGCCGGTTACCAGATCCGCCGCGGCAAGGTGGACCGGCGCAAGGGATACCACAAGGACTATCTCGAGTACGAGGAGTCCGGCGGGCTGATCGGTTGGTACTACACCCCGACGATCGACGAGCTCGAGGGGGAGGTCAACGACCTCGCGAAGGACGTATCACCCACCCTCGGTCGGCGGGCGACCTCGCCGGTCCGGGAGCTCCTCGCTTGGACCGATGACGCGAACCACGCGATCGAGAACGGGATCCGTCTGAGCCTGTTCCGCGAGCTGCGGAAGGACGGGTTCTCGGCCAAGGAAGCGGCGAAGATCGCCCGAAACGTGACGGTCGATTTCACCAAGAAGGGCGAATGGTCCTCGGTGACGAATACCCTCTTCGTGTTCTCGAACGCGGGGATCCAGGGCATCCGGAAGAACCTGGCGGTCTTGCGGACCTCGAGAGGCAAGAAGTTCGCCGCCGGCCTAGTGGCGTCGGGCTTCGCGGGTGCGGTGACGAACATGCTCGTGGGCGGAGAAGACGACGACGGGGAGCTCCTCTACCTCAAGATCCCCGATCACATCCGCGACTCTCACCTCTGCATCATCCACCCCAACGGGGACACCCCGATCCCTGGGGGCAAGGGTCACTACTTCAAGCTGCCTCTAGGCTACGGCTGGAGCTCGTTTTGGGCCCTGGGCAGCCGGATCGCAGAAGTCGCCAGCGGGCGCGTGAGCGTGCTCGAGGCGTCGGCTGGGCTGGTCCGAGCTATCGGGGACTCCTGGAACCCGATTGGAGTTGCGCCGGACATCTGGCAGTTCCTCTCCCCGACGCTGACCGACCCGCTCGTCCAGCACGCGACGAATACCTCGTGGGCGGGCAATCCGATCATGCCGGAACACCCCGGCTATGGCCTCGAGATCCCGGACAGTCAGCGGCACTTCAAGTCGGTCTCGAAAGGCTCCGAGTGGATTGCGAAGTGGCTCAACACGGTTACCGGCGGTGACGAGGTCGAGGGCGGCCTGGTCGATGTCAGCCCGGAGACGTTCGATCACTTCTTCGAGTTCTTGACGGGCTCCGCGGGAGCTGCGGCCCAGCGGACGGTGGACATCCCGCTCAAGCTGGCGAACGGCGAGATCCCGAAGATCAGCGAGATCCCCGTGCTGCGGACCTTCGTCGGAACCCCGTCCGAGTGGTTCGTGTCGAAGACCTACTATGCGAACCGCGACAACATCGAGCGGCTCAAGAAGCGGGTCGATCTCTACCAGGAGAGGGGCGAGAACAAGAAGGCCAACGAGATGGTCCAGAACAATCAGAAGCTCTGGGGTCTTCGCAATACGTTCAAGTCGACGGACAAGCGGATCCGCGAACTCCGGAAGACGGCCCGGGCCCTACCTGAGAAGGACCAGGCGCCGTACCTCGAGCGGATCGACAAGCTACAGCGGCGGTTCAACCGCCTGGTGGGCGATGGGTGATAATCTTCGCGACTACCTTGCGTTCCGCGACGAGACCCTCCGCGCACAGGGCAATCGCAAGCTGCGCTCACGCCTCAACGCGACCGAGGCGAAGTTACGCAAGCTCCGAGGCGAGTTTGACCGTGCCAGGTCCGCGGAGGCCCGGAAGGCTATCCTGGAACGGATGCGGGCGGCGCGGGCTCAGTTTGCTCGGTGGTATCGTGGCTAACGGTCACCGTCGCGGAGTTCTTGAGCAGGACGATCGGGGCGGGGTCCTTGGAACCCTCGGGGACGAGGTAGAACCCGGAGAGCTCGTCGGCGGCTACCGCAGCGGGATCGTGCATCCTCTTGCCCACGAGCAGGTTCTCGTCGGACCAACTGTAGCGGTGGATGCTCCCGCGGCGACCGGCCCGGTAAACCTCGATCACTTCGGGCTCTTCGCTCATGTTCAAACGGTAGAAGAAGAACCCCTCACAGGCGGGATAGGCCCGCTTCCATTTGAGTTGCGCCATTCAACAAGACTAGACTGAACAAATGAAAAATCCCATTGAAATCCTGTCCGTGTTGGCCCTGCTGTGCCTGTCGTCGTGCGTGACCTCTGGTGACCTGGCCCGGATTGAGCAGGCCCAGGCTCACTACCAGGGTGTCCAGCGGGAGGCCCTCGAGGAGCTCCGCGAGGACACGATCACCCCGGACGAGTACGAGGAGCGTACCGAGACCGCCTTCGACCACTTCAAGGAGGAGCTGGGCGAGACCATCGACACGGTGGAGGCCCGCACCGAGGCGGCGCTCACCGCTGGCACGTCGACGGGCAACCCGCTCCTCGACATGGGGCTCACGGCTTTGACGGGAGCGATGGCCGGGGCTCTGGGACTCAACGCCCATCGCAACCGACGCCGGAAGGACCGGGGGGAGACAGTCTGATGCAGGCCCTACTCATTTCCGCTCTTGCCCTCGCTGCTCAACCGGACTTCGAGTTCTCTGGCGCGGTGCCGGCTGACGGCTACCTGGGCGCGGTCACGGTCCCCGAGCTCCCCGTGGGCGCTACCGAGGAGACCCACGACCTCCGATACAGCTTCTCCATCGACGCCGATGTGGAGGGTGGCGGCCAAAACCGGAGCACCAAGACGCACCCCGGGCTCCCGCCCCTCTCCAACGGGGCCATGATGTGGCTGGTCACCCGCCAAGCGGACGACGGGCCGCCGCCGGAAGATCAGCCGATTGCCGATGCCGTGCTCCCCTGGCTCTCGACCTCGCGCACCTTCAAGGACTGGGGGCCGACGACGGGCAGCCCCACGGGGCCGTGGCCCGAGGTCGAGGAGTGGGCCCCTCTCTTCGAGCGCGGCGAGCCCTCGATCTACTGGGGTCCTGGGTCCCCGGAGCCCCCGGGCCCGTTCACCTACGGCAGCGTGATCGAGGACGACTGGACAGTCTCGTATGACATTGGGCCGGGAGATGACCTCCAGGTTTGGCTCCCGCATGAGTGGGAGATGCCTGACTGGCCCGCGGACTCTCATCTCTGGCCGACTGCCCTCCGCGTCCGGGCCCGGGTAACCCTTGATCTGGGCTGGGTCCCCGCCGGCTAGGTGTGTCTCTCATGGCGATAACCGAGGGAGACTGGGCGAACCTGGCCGCCAATGTTGAGTCCATGCAGACTCAGCAGACCGAGATTCGGGAGGCCATGCGAGACGTAGACCTAGCCATCCGCGGAGATGGCATGGGGGGTCCTGGCCTGGCCCATCGGGTCGTCCAGCTCGAGCAGTTCCAGGAGCAGATCCAGGGGCTGGTCCGCTGGGTCACCTTCGGGGTGCTCGGCCTGTTTGCGAATCTCCTGTGGGAGATCGTCCACGCCTACCTGGCGGCAAAGGGGGACTGATCCGATGCGCGGCATCCGGGGGCTGGCCTTCCTCATGGCCTTCCTGCCCGCCTGTAAGCTCCCTGGTGGAGACTTGGAGGTGATTCCGGGGGTGAGCTACGGAGAGAGCCTGAGCGGCCCTGACGGATCCTACGCGGCCCTCTCGCTGACCTTTGTTCCGACCCCCCAGGCGGACCCGGGGGTGTCCGTCTACCGTCCCTTTCTGGACTCCCCAGGGGTGGACGTACCGACGGGTAGCGATCTTGCCCTCCCCACCCCTCGAGCAGGCCCCGCCAGCTCCTCCGGCCCCGAGCACGTCCACCCCCCGAAGGATCCCGAAGTATCGGCACATCCGCCCGACGATGAAGCCGTGACCGTGGACACGCCTTGGGGGCCCATCCAGGTGGGGGGCAACGTCGCGCTCCTCATCTTGCTGTGGTACTTGCAGAAGCGCGGCGTGATTCCCGTTCCCAAAACCCACTCCAAGGAGTCAGCGGTATGACCAAGAAGAAAAAAGGCTACGGCGGCAAGGGCAAGGGCAAGGGCAACAAGTAGCCGACGGGAGTACGCATCAAGACTCCCAGAGGATCGGGGCCCAGGAGTTGAGCGGGTGGTCCGCGCACGGGAGCGTCGTCGTGATTAGTTGCTCTGCCGTCTTGCCCTTGTTCCAGGGGTCGCCGGGAATCCCGAGCATGTTCCGGGTGGCGAGGGCCTCGCGGGGGTCTGACCAGTCCGGGTGCCCGAGGGCTCGGAGCTGTGAGGATCCGCCGCCGTGCTCCTGGAGCGCCATACGCATTCCGGCCCTGATGGTGGCAGCGCGGCCCGTGACCGCGTTCAGGCGCTCGACGCCGTGGTGGACGAGCGCCTCCTCGAAGGTGCGCTGGATCCGAGGGAACTCCCCGGGGGGTATGCGCTCCTCGTCGATGTTGAGCTTCTTCTGGTAGGCGTTGATCGGCTGCCCCCAGATCGGGTCCAGAGCTGGGATCGCCAGGACCGCCGCGCACTCCTCGTCCCAGACATGGAGCAGCGTCCGCTCGATCATCTCGAGGTCGTCGGCGTACCTGCCTGGGTAGATCGCCTCGGCGTTGGCGAGGATCGT